TTGAAACGGCGCAAACCAAAAAAATATCAAACATCATTACTGCTCTCTCTGGATTTATGGGTTTGAAAATAGAAGAACAGAGAGAGTTTATTATTCGTCTTGTGAATGATGTCTTGGTTGTGGCACTACCAAATAAACAAGACTATGAAACGCGCACAGCTGCCGAAGAAGCAAAAAAAACCAAAGGCGCCCCTTCCCGACCAAACTACGAAGGGTTTGAAAATATGACAGTTCTTTATTTAACCTTGGGTGCGTTCTTGATTGCGGTTCAAGTCAGTGTCCCTTCTATCAAAACGAAAAAAACATTTCCCGGATGTGTTCGTTCTTTCAGTGGTTACCCATTTGAAGGAGAAGGTGACTCCTCTGGTCTAGACTACCTCGTTTGTGTGGTTGGCAAAATAAGTCGTTCCACAGAACCATGGAATTCCATTGCCAAAGTAAAGGGGGAGGTTATATCCAAAAACCTTCGTAGTTTTATTAACAAGTATTATTGTGACCCAAAGAGTCCCGCCTACAACTCAGTAAAGCAAAAATTCCAGGAAAAAACATCATATCTTTTAGCCAACCCAAACATTGGAAGTATACCGGAAGAACATGGATTATTGAAACGCTGGCCTCACTTTTTACCACCACTCCATGTCTTTAAAATTAAAAGTTCCGAATTGAATCAAGTTACAGAAGGATTCATAACTTCACTGAAACACGATGTTACTAGTGGAAGTCGAAACCAACAAGAAAAAATTCTGGTTCTTCAATCCAAAGTCATATTTTTCTCTCTTGAATTACAAACCAAAATACAAAAAATTATTCAAAAAAAACAACTATTGCTAACCAATGGACTCAACGAACCCTTTTTAGAAAACGCGTGTTGTAACGAAAACGAAAAAGTAGCAACCACACTTCAATATTTTGAGAAAGATGACCCCGAAATTCGCGACATCAATGACCGTGTTACTTACTTATCCAAACTGATAAATAACATTGCGACCATTGCACGAGCACCGTATCTTTTCTCTCGCGAAAATACCAAAAATGTCTATCCTTCTAGCAGTAATGAATTTAGTAAAAAAACCATTTTCCGTGCGTTTATTACGTTTTGTAAATTAAATACTTCCACACCACTTGACCCAAATCTTCAGACTATATGCGCCGAAAAAACGAAAAAAAATAGTGTAGATAAAGATGATTTAGAATCGGTCGACGATGGAATGGAAAAACCATTGTCATGTAGTCTTGTGGAACCGGTTAAAAAGGGCGTGGGTGCCGAACCGATGCAAGATGTCATTCAACGTCTAGAACGAGATGGTGTTAAATACAGTGACGCGGATTTTGAGAGACTCATGAATGTGGTGAATAAAAGGAATCAAGTGTATGTAAATGTGGACCGACCTTTTGCGGATGTTGCCTTACAAATGCGGATGGTTATTCAAGACGTAATTGATGAAAAGAAACCCATTGATTTATTTAGACTATTCAAACACATTGAAAGTGTCTTAGACGCGGGTGTTGTAGATTTAGCAACTACAGAAGATATTCGCGAAGTTCGCGACTTGAAAAACTATTTATACGACCAAAATGATAAAATGAAGAAAGAAATCACATCCTTTCTTGAAGTAAATAGCGATATTTCGAAAAAACAAATGAAACTGGTAAAAGAATTTGTCGTTGGAATTAATACGTGGACGAATAAAACAAGTGACGCATTACCATTTATTTCTGACGATGTCACGTATTCTAACATTCAGTTTTTGAAAAACACAATTGGTGATATGTTAAATGTGTTCCCAACTATGTTATTGAATAATCTTCAACACGACGATATTCGCATTGGAAGTTACTTGGGGTTATCTACGTCACACCAAATGAAGTTGGTTCGCATTATTCAAGACTATTATGAAAAACTAAACCCATTTTATAAGAATCCCATCATACGAAATGTGGTTCAAGAGATAAAGTTGAGTAGTCCCGAATTTATATCATTTGTTAAGAACATTACATATTTTACGGAAATTCAATATAAAGACCTGCGTCTTCCCTTTTTATTTGATAAAACATTGTCAGGGTTGTTAATGGAATATAGTTTTTTGTATTCCTGTATGATGTATGTGAATTTATCCCAAAACGAACGCATGTTGAATGGAAACGAATTCGATGATGGCGATGATTTAGGAGAAGTCGAAGAGATTGGAAACGCACTTGACCTGAAAAGGAAAGTTGCTAATATGTTGGTTGCTTTTTTACAAATTGAGATGGACAATAAGAGTCGTGTAGACATTTCTTATGAAGAAATTATGAATAATGTGTTTAAAATTAAAGAGCGAGAGAAAAACCGAATTACGGATCGGTTAAAATCACTCACGGACGAAGAAAGAGAAATTGATAATGTTTTGAAATCGAATAAATTGGGAGAATGGGGAAAAGGATTAAGGAAAGGTTTGACGACTTATGTGGCCGAAGATTATGACGCTGAAATGGAAGAGATGGAAAAGGTTGCTGAAATGGAAAACCGTTTTAGAAGGACAAAAGGTCTTTATGGAGACGAAAACATGGAACCTTTAGACTTGGATGAATTTCAGGAACAAGTTATGCGTGATGAAGATATTGAACGAGATGAATATGATATTGGTGCAATGGATCAGGATTATTATGATGGTCGTTTTGGTGATTATGCGGATGCGGAAGGAGAAGTGGATAATTTTTACGACGATTCATAGATTTTTTTATTGCGTTATAGTATAATTAAGAATGGTGAAACAAGGTGGTAATCGTAAAACTCCTAAAAATAGATCTTCCAAGGCTACAAGAGGAACTTCTTCTTCTAGTCTTACTAAACAAGCATCTCTTGCACTAAGTGCAAGCGCAAGTGCATCTCGTAGCGCAACGGCTGCCAGAAGTGCTGCTGCTACTGCTGCGCGTACCAAATCGGCAGCGTCTGCCAAAAGTGCTTCGGAACACGCTGCTCGCGCCCAAGCTGCGGCGGCGAATGCGGCCAAAGCGGCTTCTGCTGCGGCTTCTAAGGCGGCGAGTGCGGGTGCTTCCAGTCACGCTAGCGCCACCGCACAGGCTTCTCGTGCGGCGCAGGCTTCGAGAAGTGCGAGCGCTGCTGCTGCTTTAGCTGCTCACGCAGCCGCATCTGCCAGTCACACGGCAAGTTCCGGGGTCGCATATATGGGCGGAAATCCTTATTCTGCATCCGCATCCGCCTCTGCGTCTCAAGCATTGTCTTTAACAGGGGGATACCGTGGTGGAAGTTATTGGTAGGGGGAACCGCCGGACTGCGTTGCTGACCCTGGCAACCTCCCCGCCCTTCGGGGAATTCTAATTCCTTACCTTTTCCCATGATAAGATTTCTTGAATAAAAACTGTTATCATCTTCCTGGGTTCCCGGTGGATAATGCTGGTTATTGGTAGCTTTAAAACTTCGTATTAATAATAATATAAACCTGTTTTTTATATTATTATATTATTACAATGAGTAGAACATTTATAAAAAAAAATCCAACACTTGTTAGTATCATTTTATTTTTAAGCGTATTTTCATTAATTCAATTCGCGAAACCTGATTTTTTATATAATCGGGACGGTAGTGTTCGCACTTTTGGTATTGGATACAAAAACAAAACGATTTTGCCAGTATGGCTCTTATCCATCATTTTAGGAATACTTTCTTATTTATTTGTTATGTATTATTTGTCAAATATACCTCTATGGTAAGGGGAACCTAGGTTCCCCTTTGACCCCTCCTGTTCTCGAGGGAGAACACAGTTTTTATATAACCTTTTAGTCTCACTCAAAAATTAGTAGTGTTATTTTAGTGTTATTCAAAAACTTGTTACAATACGTTAAAATAAATTTATATGGTTTATTTCACTGCGTCTGATAATAAATCGTGTTTTGAAGTTTCGCTTGTTGTTGATTCTGTATTTCTTCTTCCTTCAAAAATGCTTGATGACTCGCTTCCATTGCGCTGGGGTCTTTCACACAACCACGTGTTGTTAGATTATATTGTATAACTGATATCAATAGAACTGCCGTATAAACATACCATAACGCTTCTCCAATATTATCTCTCCTTACCACTAAATTCAAGAGTTTGGTTTTCAACTCCGTGGACTGTTCGTCACTTGTTTGATATTCGGGTTTCATTAGGGGTTTCAACAACGACCAATATTCTTCGAAGTTTGATGGAACAATTTGATTGATTAACACCGACATATTTCCACACAATTTTAGGATTGCTTCAGCAGCCTTGGATAGTTCCTGTTTTTTCTCTGGTGTCGTATTCGTCTCTCCATCAATTGCGATTTTTGTTTCTTGGTTTACAAGAAGGGTTGTTAATACATTATTGGCTTCTCCTGCCACAACAAAATACCCAATCACATTTGAAAACGCGGATTTGAACCCTGGAAAAGCAATAAGAACCAACATTAATGAACCGAAAATAAGAACCCACGGAATAAAAGTCATTACTGCTGCGGCTCCTACATTTTGAGAGACACTCCCTCCACATTTATTCACAATTACTCCCGAGTTTAAGGCGAACTGGACAACTACTACAAGAAGAAAATAGATTATCATGGGAATATATCCGTTTTTTGTGAAGTTTGCGTAAGATTGGTCTGTTGAGACGTCATTTATTTGTGGCGACGGTTTGAATATATAATATACAATCGTCAATATTGAAAATAATAATAATGATAGATATGTGCTTTCCATTATATTATAATATGAAAACATAAATAAAAATAGCAGGGAACACAACTGGTTCATCTTGCGTAAATTTTTTATATGAATACTAGTAGTAGTCACTCATGTCAGATAGACCAACTTTAATTGAACCTGGTGTGAAAAGTTTCTTAAATGAAACATTGAAACAATGCCACCAGTTTAAAATGAAATACTATAATCAACTTTTCAATTTTGCATTGTTTTTTGCGTTTGTATTTGTTCTCTCGTGTGTTTTATTGTATAAGTACAAGGGGAAGTTAACCCCGTCGGAGAAATATAAAAAAGAAAAACAAAAACAACAATATATTTTATCCAAAATCAAAAATTATCAGGATGCGAAGAAAATCGCACGACAAGAATTGATTACAGGACTTCCACAATGGGAAAAAACCTTTTAGCAAATTATATCTGCTAATTTTATTCTTATAGTATAAAAATGGTAGAGGAAGAAGAAACGTCCTATTTTAATTCTTGTTTGAATACGTATTATAGTCTTCAAAATCAATATAACTCCGCATTTGACAAAGATAAACAAGTCATTATAAAAAACGACGCACTGTCATGGAAAGAAAAAAGGAAACTATTTAAAAACATAAAACCCAAGTGTGTAAATTGTAAAAGACCCGTTGGAACCATTTTTTTGAATAGACGCGACAAAGAAACGGATGAACGAGATTTGGTCGCCACTTGTGGAGATAAAACAAGTCCATGTGGATTAAAAATAGAATTACACATGGGATATACGGATAATATATATGAAACGTTGAAAACGTATAATAAGGAAATACAAGAATTCAAAAAAACAATCATTCAAGATAAAAACAATTTGTTGTTTGGTTATATCACACCTTCTAGCGCTGTTCAAATCTTTGACAATGTCAAAGACGACCTTGTAAAAACTGCCGAAATGTATGAATATACACAATCGTTATGTTTCAACATTAAAAATAACCCCACCAAACACAAACAACTTCAAGAATTGGAAAAGGAATATAAAACATGTCGTTTACAAATGAAAGAAATTATGACAAATTTGAAGTTGTCAAACTATGATGATGAACAAAAAATGAGAGAATACATTGATGTTTATATTCATCGGTTACTTCCAACGGTTCAAAATATGATGTCATTGAAATACCAGTATCGTGCTGTGGAATATGATGAAACTGATAAAACATATCATCTTGTGCAAAATACAAATTCAATTCAACAAATGGAATGGTATTTAGGAGACACCCCTGCTCGTGTTGTTTCTATGCGAACCGGAACAGGCGAAGAAAAAATAAAACAACCACGCACCAGGAAACCCAAGCCGGTTGTTTTACAGAAAAAAATCGTACTGGAACAAATGGAACAAAAGGAACAAGAGGAAAATGAAGAGGAAGAAGAAAACATGGACGAAGGTCGGGGCGAGAGAGAAGAAAACTCCGAGGACGAAGAAATGAGAGAAATCTCAGACGAAGAATTATTGTCTTCCATGGAAGAATAGCAACATAAAAATATTGGGTTATTTTTATGTTGGTTTTATATAAGATGTTTGGTTATATTTCGTTGCCCATTTTTATCATTAGTTTTGCTATTGGAATATTTTTTGTGTATATTTTGGGTCCTGATAGAAAAGTCGTTCATGTATATCCCACACCTGATAATGTGGGAAGGGTTCAATATCAAGATAAGGCTGACAATTGTTTTGTCTATAGTGCGAATGAAGTTCAGTGTCCCGTAGATGAAGGAATTTTACAACGAATTCCGTTTCAAACCTAAAAATTTTATATATTTTTATTATAACGTTTACGATGCTATCAATGAAACTCCCATTCTCGGAAGACCCAACTAGTGTTGTTGATTTAAATCTTAGTCAAGATCAAGATTCGCCGCTTGCGTTTGGCGAAAACTCACCAGATAATAAAATTTCAAACCGCGTCAATTTAAGCGAGGAATTTGAATTAGAAAAAACAGAAGAACGATTACAAGAGGAAAATGAAAATAAATTGTTGGAAGAATTAACAGAATTATTAAACCAAGAAAACTCCACAATTGAAGAATCATTAGATGAATACGTTTCTTGTGTAATTGAAAGTAATCAAGATTACATGTTATACATCAAACACATCAGTAATTTACACAATATTTACGCTTTTTATTTTGACGCATTGTTTGATGATGACAATGACGCAAGTATCGAAAACAACGGTAACTCGACAAGTAAAGTTATTCGCGGTGGCGCAAGGGGCGTTGCGTGTGACGGTGAGATGATTTTAAAGGACGACCCTTTACATAATGCATTTTTAACGGCGGGAATTGCAAAAACATACGAAGAATTAGCGCACGACTTTGACAAACAAGAATATTTGAAATCACATCTTAAAAATTTAGAAGACATTTATAGCAACGTTATAAATGTTTTTTTTGATATTTTAAAAACAGAACCGCCGAATGAAGAACGACAAAAAATTATCCAATTTATAGAATTGCTACGTTCCGGTAGATATAACAAAGAATGGAATTATTATACAAGTGTATTAGAATATCTTGATAAATCGTGCAATTCTTTAGATGAACTTACAATCGTAAAAGTAAAAAAAATAGAAGAAGATAAACGTCCAATTGATTATGACCAATTAATTTCAGATGGGTATATTTTTAAAGTGGGTGATAATGAATATTATTATTGCACCATAGATAATCAACCCGTTCAACCAATTTTTGAGGAACGTGATTTTTATTGCAGGGTTTCTGATAACCCCACTTCAAACCAAAAACTCTGGCCATTAATATTCCCAAGAGACACACCAATAACATATTTGGATAATTATTTTTGGCAAAAAATGGTTGATATTAAATACGTCCCAGGATTAATTGACCCAAAAACAATTGCTCCATATGATCCTGACGTGTTTGAAGTAAGTGATGTTGAAGGCATTAATTCAACCGTAATGCAAAATATAAAACGTCTTCAAAGAATGCAAAATATTAATTTGGAGAACGTCGATTCAACGAATGCTCGCATTTTTTTAATGGACGGAATTAACAACTTTATCCAATATTTTAGAAGCGTAAATATTATATCAGACCCGTCAACAATTCGATTTGTTGAACAAGGAGGAAAATTTATCGGGTTATCTTTTTTTATTGGCGGAACACAATTTAAATTACACTATGGAGATACAACCATCCGTAATATTTCCAATTTTGTAAACGAGAATAATGGAATTGTCCCTTTAACGTTGACTGATACAGAACCTCAGATGTCTTGGATAAGAATACATTCGTTTGCCAAAATAATTTATGAAGGAATTCCGGAAGAAACTAAAAACGATATTTTTGAAACGTTGAGAGACGATACCGCGCAAAAATTGTTGACACACATTTTAATCTCATTAAAATCGTTTGGCGATTCTTTACAAGTTTATTACGCAAAACGATTGCAAGACTATATGAAACTAGAAGAGTTTGGATTACCATTATATATCAGCACAACGGATAAAAATGTTGGCGCAGAATCAATGTTTATACAGTCTCAAGTTTGTATTATTGGAACGGGAATTCGTCCACATGAGGAATTTTCTCAAAAATACCCCAAGTTTTTTACATTAGAGGGAACCAATAAAGAAGATGGTTCAAAAACAATTACCACAAACAAACCCACATTAGGACCCGAAAAAATAAAAGAAAGTATAAAAAAAACTTGTTTTGAACTTTTACCAAAATTTCCTTCGCCTGATGTTTCTATTCACGATATGTGTCACGCTTTAACTGAAACACCTTTATTTAATGATACTGGTATAGAACAATTAAACGCGTTGTTAGAAAATTATAACGCTTCAAAAAATTCAACAGAAGATGAATTTGAAAAAAAATCATTGTTAAAAATTGACGGGTTTTTAAAAAAAACAGCGCATGTTGTAAAATTATTTTTTGAAAACAACCAACCAGTTGAAGAAGGGTTAACAAATGGAAAAAATGTGTTATTTCAAAAATTAGAAACCATTAAAAATTTAATAAATGCGTCTGTATTTTCAAAAATCAAAAATGTCACGCCAAATACCTTAACGAAACAACTTCCAACATTAGAATTTTTCGAACAAAAATTACATTTATTTAAGTTTACAAACATTTGTGACGATGAATTAGTTGCTTATTCTTCTCAATATTTAAATCCATTTTTTTCAGGCGAAATAAACAGAGTTACTAACGACTATTTGGAATTTATGAGAAAAACAAGCGAACAAATCCATTCGTTATTAACTCGTTTTATGATGGTTGAAATTCCAACCGCAACTCGCGAATCAAAAAACAGAACTGCTTCAAAAGGTGTCGCTAACTTATTGGACAGGTTTCGCGAAGAAAAAGTTTCAGAATCAACAAAAATGTTAGGTCTTCAAAAAAAATTGGAAGCAACCATTATTAGCATTGAAGAACTAGAGAATGTTGATGAATCAATATCTCGTACAAAAAAACACATTGCAAAAATGAACAAATCTAAAAAAGAACTTGAAAAAATTAGGAGCGAAATTGGTAATGTGTCAAGAATGCAAACAAGTAAACACAAAGAAGGGATGGATTTAGAAAATGTTAAGAATAAAATAGTAGGAACAATACAACGTTTACGTGGTGGATTTAATGAAATAACTCAAAAACTTACTTTAAAGGGAGGAGGAAAACGATTAAAAAACAAAACACGAAATGTTCGGTTTACAAAAAAACCAAATTACAATAAATTACAAGAGACGATTCGAAAGACATTTCAAAAAAACAAAAAGCGCAATACTTATAAAAAATATAAAATAACTCGCGGAAACAATAGAAACCACGTAAAACACAAAAAAACACATCACAAACAAAGAAAACATTCAAGGAAAGGAAAGGAAATAATATAAACCTATACTAGTATTATTATGCATTTGGCGAAATTCGTCCATTCCACAACTGGTAAATATATCATGTCCGCTATTTTGGGATTCGGATTGGCTTCTCTCTTTAGAACAGTATGTAAAGACAAAAACTGTATTTTATTTTACGCTCCTCCGCTCGACGAAATTGAAGACAAAATTTACAAACATGATAATAAATGTTATAAATACGCCACCAAATCGGTTCGTTGCGACCCAAAGAAAAAAAGTGTAGGCGTTGAGTAGCGGTGCGTAATTCTATAAAATCATACTTCTATAATATTAGTAGTTATGTCTGTCGAAGTAAATTCCAATTCAAACGCTACAAGTATCCATGACTTGCCAATCGACCCATTAGTTGGAGGCAATAGCAATATTGCACTGAATGTAAGCGAAAAAACGCAAGGACAAAGTATTTCTTTAGACCCGTCTACTATAAGTCAAATCGTATCTGGACTTCAACAGGCGAGTAGTAGTGGCGCGACCAGTTTACCTTCGCGAGATATTCCGCAAACTACGCAAAATTTAGCGCAAGACCCTCAAATCATACCTACTTTTATTCCATCAACATCCAACTCGGATTATATTTTACAACAAGAACAGAATAGTCAAATTATTGATGATTATAATCGTCAGTATCAACATGCAAATTCATTAGACCAAATGTATGACGAGTTACAAATACCCATCTTGATTGGTGTTATTTATTTCTTATTTCAGTTGCCTATTTTCAAAACGTATTTATTCAAGTTTGCTCCTGCGTTATTTATGAAAGATGGTAATATCAATATTTATGGTTATATTTTCACAAGTATCTTGTTTGCGCTGACTTATTTTTTACTGTCAAAGACAGTCAACTTTAGCCACTTTTAAAAAAAGTGGCGCAAAATCCTTCAAAGTTGCAGTTACTAAAACAGCAAAGGTCGCCGGTGTTCTATAAATGGGATTTTAGCGAATCATAAGAAATTTTAAAATGAAGTTCAAAATATAAATACGACTTATCGAGTGTGACTTAGACTTATTTACCCCCATTCAATTATCAGGAGGGGTCGCAGGGGAACCTTGGTTCCCTGCTAAACTATAAAATATTTGTATATTTTATGGTTGTTAAATCGATACCTAACCAAACCTCCGGCGTATTTATTTATAGTATTGTTACAAGTATCATATGTATTTATCTCATTATTCGTGCGGATAAATATTTGATTTCTCTCAAAGGTTGTGACTGCGTTCAATCGAATAACTTAGACACAATTATTACTATGGAAAAGGTGATTATTGCGTTAATGTCAATTGGTGTATTGTCGAACGTTTACTTCCTTTTTACTCATAACCACATTGGAAAAAATATTCATGTAGCCAAGTATTTCATTCTTATTTACGCGATTTTGATTTTTTCCTTTTACACCTATTTCATTTATAATGTGTTCGAGTTTCAACGAAACATTAAGAACAATTGCGAATGTGCGTTGAAATGGCAGCGTTATATTTTATATGGACAGGCGTTCGTTTATTCTTCTATTTTTCTTCTTCCTTTAGTGGCGTTGTTTTACTTTTAGTCCATCCACTTTTCTAGTGAAACAGTCAAAGTGGAGCAAAAGTAAGTATTTGTTTAAAATGATAATTGAAATTATTAAAAAAAATATTTGTATAATTTATAATAATATGAATGATTGCTTTAAACCTGTAATAAATTTTATAGGAACGACTAGGGCAAATGCCGACGCAATTTATGGAAGAATTTATGGGTTAATAACTACTATGGGCAATGGTGTAGAAATTAGAAGAGAACAAAAACAAGAACTTGAAACATTGTATAATAACATTAATGGAGAATATGATACATATGAAAATTTAAGCGAGTTTATAGAATCTAATAAACTATCAGATTCTATTATAAAAATTTTTAATTTAGAACTTAGTCAAATGGGTAGGCCACCTTCTGAATTATTACCCGAAATTTCAATCCCAAGAGCCACCGTATTTTTACACGAGTTATTAACAAGTGATCATCCTAATATGACACCTGATAATTACGACGAGGTTGAAGCAAGAAAACGATTTAATGAAACAGAAGAAGAAACTAACGAACGTTTGCGGAGTGAGATACCGAATAATGAAGACAATGGTTGGCGGGTTGGTGGTAGACGTCACAAAAGGTCTAAAAAATCCAGAAAATCCAAAAAATCAAAAAGGTCTAGAAAATCTAAAAGGTCGAAAAAGTCAAGAAGACGATAGACTTTTACATTTTCTATAAAAATAATCCCTCCACATAATTCATCGCAAAACACCCCTTATGAAAATATTGTTGTCCTTCATCCACATAGTCTGTTTTTCCATCCTCCACCGCTATCATCGGATATAAAATAGAACGATGTCCTTCTTTTGTAATACAATTATCCGAGTTGAAACAACGAAGAGTTGTATTCGTCAAACTTTCTTCCGCATAAGGCGGTGCGTATTTTTCAAGTAAGTATTTCGCGTGGTATCTTGGTATCATATACATTTGGGCGCCCCAAATATGTTCTGGGTAATTATGATACTTAAAGGGGAAATCTTTCACGTGATTGTCTATTTTTTCTTCAAACCCAGGGAATGCTTGAATGATTTGGTTGGTAAGATAACCCATCAACAAAATATCCAACTTCATTTCTCTCGTATCTTGAACAAGTTGGGGTAAATATGTTAAGAAATCTTTTCGAATCAAAATATCGTCTTCACAAAATATTCCATATTCTTTGTCGGTTTCTTCATAAAACATGCGAATCATGTCCAAGTGACCATAGGTGTACGACCAAATTCTTTTGGCGGCGCCAGCGTTCAATAATCTCTCATCCTCATGATTTACACCTTCGTAAAACGTGACATGATCCTCTAGACCTAATTGTTGAAATCGTTGGATCATTGCCTGTTTTCTCTCTTCATTCTGAAATGAGAGACAATAGATAGCGCAGTTTTCAACCATACATTCCACTTTTAGAAAAAGTGGAGCAAAAAAACGAGATCATCCACTTTTAGAAAAAGTGGAGCAAAATCCGGAATCAACTCGTTTGTCATTCAATTCAACGCTGAATAACAGCATTATCCACCGGAAACCCAGGGAAATTATAACAGTTTTTATTCAAGAAATCTTATCATGGGAAAAGGTAAGGAATTAGAATTCCCCGAAGGGCGGGGAGGGGGCAAGGGGGAACCGTGGGTTCCCCCTACTGGATAAAATCACCGATTAAAAATATAGTAAATCAATAACTAATCTTTGTTGATTTTCTATGATTGAACAATATGTTAATAAACTTGTGAATGATGTTCCATTGTTAAATGGAGAGAAACCACAGAAAATAGATTTGATTTTAGACGGAGGGATTTTCAACGGTAGTTATTTATTCGGTGGTTTACAATTTTTGAAAGCACTTGAAAAACGAAATCATATTCAAGTGGATAATATTTCTTGTTGTAGCATTGGTGTTATTTGTGCGTTGCTTTATTTAGCAGATGCTCTTGACGTGGCAGAAGAGTTATATAACATTATTATGATTTCATTCAAAGAAAATTATAAACTCGATGATGCATTTGAAAAAACAGTACAACAATTGAAGTTACGTTTACCTTCCAATATTTGCGACATAATAAACCGTCGTCTTTACATTTCTTATCATGATGTTACAAAACGCAAAAAAATAGTCAAATATGTTTATAAGTCTCTTGACGATTTGTTTTTGGCAGTTCGCAAGTCTTGTTTTGTCCCCTTTTTTATAGATGGTAATATGTTGTATAAGGGAAAATATTATGACGGCATTTACCCTTATATTTTTCCTCCATCCTCCGACAAAAAAAGACTACACCTCAACTTGCTTGGACTGGATAAATTAAAATACGTTTTTTGCGTAAAAAATGAAACAACCAATATACACCGTATGTTAGCGGGGTTATTGGACGTTCATCTTTTTTTCATTAAACAAACTTCTACGCAAATGTGTTCCTATATTCAACCTTATTCCTTTTTTGATTTTGGTTATTACTTGATGCGATATTTTATTGAGAAATTTATTTTGGTGTTTTTTGTTTTTTTTCGGTGGTTTTCTGAAATTGTTCCTCCTGACATTGTTTCCAAAGATTCCATTTTCTTTAAGTTGTTTGTTAAAATCATTCAAGATGTTTATGTTATTCTTTTGGAAAATATATGTTTTTAGGGGAACCTAGGTTCCCTGCTATTTTTGCTCCACTTTTTCTAAAAGTTGACGATAATGGTTTTCTCAAATTCCTCCCGTGTTTCTTCGTTAGTTACACACAATGACGTCAACTCCGTACGGCAAACTGGGCAACCTGACAAAATTGTTTTGTCTTTGATAGAATCCAAATGAGAAGTCATACAGTCCAAACAAAACGCATGCTTACAATTGGTTTGTACACATTTCGTTTCACAACATTCATCGTAACAAATTGGGCATTCTACCGTTGTTGGTTCACCGTCGCTTTCTTTACATACAATTTTTATTCTTTTTATGTGCGCGCGAGTTCGTTCAATTACTTGATTGGTCAATCCCTCGCGATACCGACTAATTCTATCTCTTAACGCTGACAAGTCCCGCCCTCTTTCTTCAAACAAAGAATACTCTAGACGAAACGCGTTTTCCATACTATTCAAAGTTTCTTGGCTGTATTCTTGTACTGTCGCTGTTGTCGCTTGTGCTCTTGCGACGGTCGCTGCTGCTCTAGCATTTCTCGCTGAAATTCTAGCCTCTTCTGACGCTATCATACGACGTCTTATTCCCTCTAATTCTCGTTGTCGAATTCTTTCACTTTCAAGTCTTTCTTGAAGGGCGATGGTTTCACTCGTGTTCACATTCGCACTGATAGTATTCACCAGTTGTATTGTTTCTTCAAGAGTTAAGTTAAGTGTTTGTACTGGGACTGTGCTTCTGAACACAGACATCGAACTCATTCGCGATACCGCGGTAGTCGTTCTTTGTATTATATCTAACATTCTCAAATATTCCAAGTTACCTGGGTTTTGGAGAATCGTTTCCTCCAAACGAACTCGCCCTGCTCTCAGTCTCTCAAGAAACTGGGCGTAAGGGGGTGCGTCTCGTAGCATTGGTCTGTATCCAGACGCAATTAACACTGGACATCGTGAAGTGTGATTCACTTGATTGCAACTTGCGCATGGTTGTCGTTCTTGCATTTTTCGAAATTTATTTCACTTAGTTCTTTTACTTGAATGTGATTTTAAATAACTAAAAATCACATTTAATCAATTTTTTTTCTACATAACATTTATTTGGGTTGAGAAGTTAGAACTGCGTTATCAAAAAAATAGTCCTCCCCGACCACGTCTCACTTTCCTTGTCTTTGCGCGTTTTGTTGGTTTAGACATATTTTTATAACTCTTGTTTTTGGTTGTTTTTGTTGGTTTGGTTCTTTTACTAGAACTAGAACTAGAACTAGAATTTTTTTCCATTATTTTGTCAGCAGGACGGTAACGCAAAAAATATTCTTCGTATTCTCTCGTTTTCGTTTTTCCCTTCAATTGCTGATACTTCTCGGCCTTTTTGGCGCGTATCTCTTCGAACGTTTCTTGGTGACCATAACATTTTAAACTAAATCGTTTCAAAAGACCTTTTTGTTTCAAGCGATTTTCTTGTTGAACTTGAAATAGATATTGAGACATACACAAGATTCTATCCTTGTCATAATAAGGTCGATTCGCGTATAAAAAGGCCAAGTAAAAACTCAACATGGTATCTATGGTTGCTATATTTATCTCTTGACCATACATTTTAATAACGTTATAACTATGACACGCAATTGGTTTATAAATAAACGCAACTGTTTCTTCTCCAACCAATAACTCAATATGTGGTGCGATTATCTCTCCAATTGCGGGTTTCTCTTTCAACTTTACACCTTTTACACCATTTGATAGTAGTCTTTCCTTCACAATTTGCGCGGTATCATGTGGTTCTTCTGATAAAACATCAAAATCTGGAATATTTTGAAGTTGCTTTCGCAAATGTTTTGGCATATACATCGAATATAGAGAGATTGCGTAACCTCCAAAAAACACCACTCCCTGACTAATAAATGTGTCTTTCACCGTTTCGTAAATAAGTTTTTTATCTTCTATTGTGGTTGTTTCATTTTCAATGTCTCGTTGAAAATTGATAGAACTACACTGTTTGGCGGTTAATGGATAATTTTTATTCAATAACGTGAGACGTTTCAATACCTTTTCCCAACGACTAACATCACCGGCAGGTCTTGATAACTCTAAATACATCGCCATTCTTAAAAAATTCGGGGGAGCGTAAAGTATACCACTTATTTGAACTGCTTCTTTTTTGATTGAATTAAAAATGTCTTTTTGTAAATATGTTATATCCGCTACGGGGATAAAATTCACAAATACTTTATAGGTCCCTTCGTGCATTCCATTTTTTCCTTCTACTTCCACAAAGCCATTTTTTACATAAATGTCACACAGTTCTTTTGCGTCTTCTAGTGCACTTGGTGAATAAAAATCGTAGTCACTTAATTCGGTTTCTTTATTATAAAATTGGTCTTGTTTCGGTAAGATATTGTTGATGGCGGTTCCACCATAACATATTCGTTGTTTTAAACGAATGAAATTTTCCACAATTTGAATGAGTTTTTTAACTTCAGGTGAATTCACTACCTTTTTTCCAACATTTTCTTCTGCCTTATCTACAAACATTCTTAATATGGCTAATTCACATTCTTGAAATGACATAGAATTATCACACGCATCCTTTTTCCTCATATATATTGTATAGTTTTTATTCCACTTTTGAAAAAGTGGAGCAAAACGTTATCTTTCTCTCAACTAGGTTTCTCTCAATTAAGTAAACAATATTTACAAAATCATTGGCATAGTTTATTTTTTCTAGAAATAGCGAGTAATATAAGAAAACAAATTTAATTAGATATTAAAATTATAATAGTCCGAAGAAACCGTTCGTGTTTTAAACGAAAGTGCTGGGTTGGCAGGTGGCGGTGTCGGTATTGTCACTGGAATAAACCGCAATCTCTCTGGTTTCAATACAAACGCATACCCATTCTTATCAAAAAAGGAAATAGTCTCTTGAATATTCGCGTCGAAATTTTGATATCGCATCGCAATCATTTGACATCCCGTCTCTCTACATACAACACCATTCGGGTTTTCTGGGTTAGACCCCGCATCAGGTAGTGCAATTGTCATATTCTTCTTATTATACTCTTGTAACTCTGTCAAATCTGGTGTAAACTTTACATCATAATATGGTAACGCTCTCATGAACATGGATGCACTCGTCATATTCACATATTCATAAAACTCTTTAACGTCCATATATGTCGTATTCAGTCTCTCAACAATAATTATTATTTTTCCCGCCAAGTCTTGTAATTTTGCATCACCTAAATTATGTCCTTGATTTTCAAAACTATATTCGGGTCCAAGAAGAAACCCATCATAGGATTCCAAAATTTTGGCGAAGTTTTTATACATAGACTGATTTGTACTTTTAATACGTAAGTGTATCAAAATAGGGTCTTTCGGGTTTGGTGCGGTTGTTCCTGTAAATGCGTAATTTGTAATCACCGAAAGTGCATCGGCAAATGGAACACTGTTATAGGTCTCCTTTACATAATCACTTTCTACAGTAGATGTGGCAATGGTTGGTTGGTCGCCCATAGAATAAATTTCAAAATCCAGACCTCTCACACCTTGTTTTATAAGATCTTTCAATACACAAGTATTCACGAAATCATTTTTATATGACCCGCCACTACAACAGTTATACGCCGTCTTAATATAATAATCCTTCAATGTATATTTACAGTTAGGGTCGGAAAAGTTGAGAGAAATAATATATTTATCCATGGTTGAATATAAACTATCCATCAAAGAACACTCTCTTGCGTTCAATCTCAACATATACCATAAATAAACTCCGGCAGCAATAACAATTACAATAGTAATGACAAACAATGCGTTCCCCACAAATTCATCATTCATTTGTTTGGTTAAATTTTTTATCATGTCTGTTGTGGTTGATGAACTATCCATTTACTATATTATATTGATTTTTTATCTATCGGGTTAGTTTCTCAACCCTCTAAAAACAAGTTAAAGATAAAACACAAATATAATATATCGTTATTTTTATAGATATGCCAGGTGGTTTGATGAATTTAGTCTCCCAAGGGCAACAAAATATAATTTTGAATGGAAATCCTTCAAAAACTTTTTTCAAGTCTACATATGCCAAATATACCAACTTTGGTCTTCAAAAATTTCGCGTCGATTTTGAGGGATCCAAAACATTGCGTCTGTCTGAAAGTTCCTATTTTACATTTAAAATTCCTAGATACGCCGATTTATTAATGGATTGTTATCTTTCCGTAGAACTCCCCAATATTTGGAGTCCAATTACGCCACCTACTGATGATAACAATGGTCAATGGATTCCTTACGAATTCAAGTGGATTGAATATCTTGGTGCACAAATGATACAGAAAATAGAAATCACATGCGGTGGTCAATTGTTGCAAGAATTTTCAGGGGCGTACTTGATTGCCATGGTGACGCGTGATTTTAGTGGTCAAAAACGTGAATTGTTCAATTCTATGATTGGGAATGTTCCTGAACTGAATGACCCCGCCAACGCAGGTGCTCGCGTAAACGCTTATCCCAATGCGTTTTATACGGAAAACAATGCGGGTGCCGAACCTTCTATCCGTGGTCGTGTTCTTTATATTCCATTGAATGCTTGGTTCAACTTGAAAAGTCAAATGGCGTTTCCACTGGCAGCGCTACAATACAACGAACTTCATATTAATATTACCATGAGACCAATACAAGAGTTGTTTCAGATTCGTGATGTGTTTGATAGTTTGAATAACTACCCTTATGTTGCCCCGAATTTCAACTTGTATTATATGCAGTTTTATCGTTTTTTACAAACACCTCCTGATGTGGAATTGGGGGTTACATCATACACAGACACTCGTGTTTTATGGAATGCTGATATTCATCTAATTTGCACCTATGGATTTCTCTCAAATGAAGAACAACGTATTTTTGCTTTACAAGAACAGAAATATTTGTTTAAACAAGTGAGAGAAAGGGATTATTATAATATTACGGGGGCGAATAAGATTGAACTCGATTCCATTGGTATGACTGCCAATTACATGTTTTATATGCAGAGGAGTGATGCGAATCTACGCAATGAGTGGACGAATTATACAAATTGGCCATATCGTTATATTCCCAATGATTTGATACAAGCACCCACCGATGGTTCTTATCAAGTGACTCGTTCCGGGATTTCTGTGCCTGTAGGTCCTGGAGTGAACGCCGACGGAAAATTGACGGGTTGGATGATAACTGGGAACTATAACGCTGAAAACGCCAAGACGATTTTAGTAAACATGGGAATATTGTTGGATGGAACTTATCGAGAGAACCAACAACCTGTGGGTGTATATAATTATATTGAAAAATATGGGCGGACAGATGGCTACGCTTTGGATGGACTCTATTTGTATAACTTTTGTTTAAATACTTCGCCGTTTGATTTACAACCTAGCGGTGGAATTAATATGAGTCGGTTCACAACAATCGAATTTGAATTGAATACCATTGTTCCTGCGTTAGATCCGAACGCACAGTCTTTGGCGATTTGTGATCCCCAAACAGGTCAAATTATTGGAATCAATAAACCAACATGGCGAATTTACGATTATAATTTCAACATGCATTTGTTTGAAGAGAGAATTAACATGGTTTGTTTTATTGGTGGAAACTGTGGATTGGTTTATGCAACTTAGATTCTTTGCTTTTTACACTTTTTCTTTTCAAATGGCAGATTTTTATAGGGGGAACCCCCGGTTCCCCAATTGCGCGAAGCGCAATAAGGTTGAGGTCGCGTTGCGACCTCCGACCCCTTGCCCCCTCCCCGCCCTTCGGGGAATTCTAATTCCTTACCTTTTCCAATGATAAGATTTCTTGATGAAAAACTGTTATCATTTTCCTGGGTTCCCGGTGGATAATGCTGGATTTTTATAAAATGTTATTACATTTTATGAAA